CCGAGAATTTTTTAATGCATGATGATCTTGAAAAAGCTAAGGAATATTATAATCATGTTGAATCCGCAAATGCATTAATTGAAGCAAAAGCAACGTTAAATAAATCTTCATATTTATAATTGTATGCTTGTTCTAATTTTATCGTCCAGCCTAGCCAATCGTTAGTACTTGTTGAATATGCTAAACTTATTGTCTGTTGAGCTTTTTCAAGTTCATCATCTTTGTACAATTCTAACATAGAAGACGATTTATTAATATCATTAGAATTAAATTTTAAACTTTCTATTTCGTTTTCACTCATTCCAAAGTTTTTAGTTATTAATGTAAAGCTTGTGTTATTTGTTAATTCCGATTCTGAAACCATAAAACCTAAAATAACTCTTTTATTTTTTCCTCCTAATATATTATCAGTCGAATCATCAAATATTTTATTATTAATCTTATAATAATTATCAAGAATTTCTTCTTTATCTGTCACATAAGAACGAACTTTGCTATATGTATTTGAATTTGAACTTACTAATTTATATGATAAGTCGGAATAATTAGTTTGAGTATTATTTTTAAAATTAACACTCACAAAAATTAATTTACACCCCTTATAACTGTCGTTCAAATATTTATAGAATATATCGTCATCATTTGGCGTTGTAATTCCTACTTTTTCAACATTAACATTATAATTTATAACAGTAGGACTTACAGATTTTACAAAGTTCTGATATGCAATTATAAGTATAATTAAAGCTAATATTATAAATAATATTATTAGATTTTTCTTTGATTTAGTATTCTTAGTACTTTTATAACAATTTTCACAATAGCTATTATATTTTTTTGCTTCCTCTTCATTTATTTCTTTCTTACATTTTATACAATACATGAATGTTTTCCCCCTTTATTAATTATTTAGAGCTAATTTTTAACATATAAACCTCCTTTTAAACAATTTAAATACTATAAAAATGAATAAATTTATATTCTATTTTTCTACAGTATATCATTATTTGCCCTCACTTGCAAGTGCTACCTCCTGAAAGTGTGCTATTGTAAAATGATTACATAAAAAGGAGTGATTCTGTTGATTATTATAAATGTCGAAAAAATATTAAAGGAACAAGGTAAAACAAAATCATGGCTTTGTGATAAAATGGATATATCCTTTTATAATTTAAACAAAGCTATAAAGAGTGGAAAAAAGTCTATATCTTATAAATACTTAGAAGGGTTCTGTAAAGCTTTAAATTGCAGTTTTAATGAGCTTTTAACAATAATAGACGATGAAAATAATAATTAATTATTTTTTACTATTTCATCGTCTATTTTTATATGTTTTTATATCCGAATCTTTCCATTCTTTCTTTTTCTATATTTGATAATTCTTTTATCCATCTTGCAAATTTTTTATAATCTTCATTACTTAGAAATTCATAATATTTTTTACTATCATCTTTTAGTATTACAATAGGTGGTAAATTATTCTTTAACAATTCATAATTTATAAGTAATCTACCAGTTCTACCATTTCCATCTTCAAAAGGATGTATTTTTTCAAATTCTATATGATATTTTGCAATCTTTTCAAAAATATCTCGAGTATCTTTATTGTAATCATCAATCCATCTACTCATTAAGTATGGTATATTTTCTGGTTCTGTTGGAATATATTCATTTCCAAAAATAAATACTTGCAAAGTTCTATATCCTGAAGTATCCTTAATGTCCATATTTATAGTTTTGTTTAATTCTTGAATAAGATTTTCATCAATACTTCCATTGCTGTGTAAATGTTTAAAAATTAATTCTAAGGCTTTTTTGTGGTTTATTACTTCATATATATACTTTGGCTCTGTTACTTCTATTTTAAAACTATTATCATTGTAAAGAATAGCATAAGTTTCAGCATAAGTAAGAGTATTCCCTTCAATGGCATTTGAATAATATGTACTTCTCGTAATAAAATCTTCATTATATTCCTTATTCTTTATTATAAAGTCTTCAATATTCATCTTCTTCTCCTTACAATTCTATTTTATATTATTAAATTTTTATAATCAATAATAACTTCAACAATTTATTATATTTTTACTGCAATATTAAAAAATTCCTATAAGTATATTTTCATTTTTTGTTTAATGGCTCCCCCCTATTTATTATTTTCTGAAGTTTATGAAGTTCATTTTTATAATAAATAAAAATATATAAACAATATAACAGAAAAAATATATAATATACCAAAATGAAGTTCATAAACTTCATTTTGATTTTTTTATAGGGAGAATATATCGTCTTCCTCCTTCCGTTTTACGTATTTCTACAAGATTCGGATATTTTGTCTTTATTTTGTTTACGGCTTTTCCAATTGTAGTACAAGCTATTTTGCCTTCAAATATGGCATCACTAAGTTCTACAGTTGTCCATTTTTCTCTGACAGTACCTGTAAAATCCATTTTTAGAGTAATCTCTTCTTCACAAGGAATAAATTCAGAATAAGAATTATTTCTTTCATTCAATCTTTTATTTTCTTCAGATGTTAATCTAAAATTTTGAGGAGTATCTTTTATTTCATTATAGGCTTGAACCCATAATTGTAAAATAAAATCTTTGCCCAATTTTTCTAATCTTTCATTATCAATTTTCTTTACTGGAATTGTCCAAAATCGTCTATTTCCTGTTTCATCAACAAGAAATTCATCTGGATTAACAGAAGCAAAGAAGCTAGTTCTTCTTGGTTTTTTTACGCTCTTTTGAGCATAAGGCATTCTAATCTCATCTATAGAACTGGTAGAAAAAGCTTTAAATGCAGATTGTTTTTTCCTTAAAGTATAGTCTAATTCTCCTAATTCGATAATCCAGCCTTTGGTATTTTCTATAATTGAATCTTTTGAATTTAAATCAATTATTGCTCCTTCTTTAAACCATTTTGGATTTAAAGCCATATTTCTAATAAATCTTGTTTTTCCAATACCTTGTGTCCCTTGAAAAACAAGAATACCTTCTATCCCAAATATTTCTTTATATCCATTAAATACTATCATAGATGTTTGATACATCCATTTTTTCAGCAGTGTTTGTGATAATAGATCCTCTGTAATTCCTACAATCTCAAATAATACAGGAAATCTATTTATATTATCCCATTTATTCTGAATTAACATATCTTGAATTGGATTATATTTATTTGCATCTGCAATCAATAATAATTCATTTTTTATATCACTTTCTTTGTATTTAATATTATTAGTAATACAAAAATCACTTAAAAAAGCTGGTAGTAATTCTGATGAAGAATCACCTGAATACATTTTGTCTAATCCAGAAACTTCTGTTTCTTTTGTTATTTCATTATAACGTACAGATATACTTAGGTTTTTCAAAATATTTTTCATTATATTAAGATTAAGATGCTGTCCACTATAAATTGAAAAGTCAGATACAGTCTTTAAGTTTTCTAGTATTTTTAATGTTTTTTCCTTTCCATATTTTGATAGAATATCTGAAATATCACTCTTTGGTAATAAATTTTCAACTTCTTTATTTAAGTCTAATATTTTAATTTTCTTTACTATATTTTTTAGATTTTTAAATATTGAATGAGCATATTTTCTTCCAGCATCGTCATTATCTGGAATTATATATACTTCTTTATTTTCAAAATATGGCTTATAAATTTCTGCTCGTTTGTTAAAACTAGCAGCTCCACCAACTGTTGTAGTTGCGACTAAGCCAATTGCGTTTAAATTGTCTGCGTCCTTTTCCCCTTCAACAAAATATACCACATCAGACTTTATTACATTAGGTAAATTATATGGTACATATCTGACACCCATCATTTTATATTCCCATTTCCCGTTGACATACCTAGCTTGCATAAAATTTTTAGGTATAAATCTCATAACTTTATATAAAGGTATTCCTTTTTCATCTCGGTAAAAATATTCTTTATCAACTTTTGGCTTCTGTTGCTTTTCATTGTTAAATAAATCTTCTTTTGTTAAATTTACTTTTTCTAAAATATCTTCATTGCTACAGCCTGCAAAACAATGCATCAATATTTTGCCTCCGTTATCAGTTATGGATAAAGAAGCTTCTTTATCATTATGATTTGGGCAAACCGCCATACACGTACTATCAGAAGTATATTTTTGTATATTAAAATTTTTTATAAAATCATTATATTTCATTATTAAATCCACCTATCTCTATATAATTATGTTTTGTTATTAGCCATTTATCTATAATTTCTTTTTTAAAAAAATATTTAGAATGTAATTTGAAAAATGGAATTTCATTTTCATAAACCATTTTTCTTAAAAGACTACTACTACAATGTAGATATTCGCTTAATTGTTTAATATTAAAAATTTCTTGTTTTTCCATTATTTTTCCCCCTTTGTTTAACTTTTTTTAGCCAAAAGTTTTGATTATGTTGTTGCACTTTATCCTTATTATTTTTTCTCCACTCTTTGTAATACTTTAGCTTTTCTTGATGTACTAACACTTCAATGTTGTCGTTCATTTTCTCTCCTTTCTTTTATTATTTTTTATTTTCGCTTGCAAAAATGTTACTTTTAGTATAAAATGTAACAAAGACTAAGTCAATATTTTTTATCAAACTTAACAAAATAGGAAAAATGGAGGGATTATTATGAAAAAAGTAACAAGTAAGAATGATGAATATTTAAATACCTTTGAAAAAAGATTAGTGGATGCTAGGACAAGATTAAACCTATCACAGCAAAACTTAGCTAAGAAGACTCATCTCTTTCGAGAACAAATAAATTATTTTGAAAAAGGAACTAGAAAACCAGATATAGATAAACTAATGTCAATAGCAGATACTCTTAATGTTTCAATAGATTATTTATTATGTAGAACTAATAGTAGAGATGTTTTTAATACTAGTATTTCAAGCGAAACAGGGCTAAGCGATAATGCTATAGGTAAATTAAAAGCATTTACAACAAAAGATAGTTATCAAAGAGATATTTTATATGGTGAACAATTTAATTATCAGGACTTTTCAATGCTTATAAATAAAATCATAGAACACGATAAATTCGAAAGCTTAATATATTTTTTAAGAGCATATATAAATTCACAAGAAATTTGCAGGTTAGAAGAAATAATTAAAAAAGAAAAATATGATTACAATGAAATTGAAGATTATACTAATGACTACGACATTTATAAAAAAGATATATATAAATTTAAAATTGTCGACATATTCACCAATATAATAAATGATATAACAAATAAATTGAAGGATCCTTTTGCAGAAAGATGGATACTAGATGAATCTGAAAACAAGATATTAAAAAAATGTAAAGATGGTTCAGAACAAATAGAAATGCTAAAAAATTACGGAGGTGTAAAAGATAATGGCAGTACAAGAACTAATAAAAAATAAAAAGTACAAAATAGACATACCAATTGGCTATAATGGGACAAAAAGAATAAGACATATAGAAACATTCTACGGAGGAAAAAAGGAAGCAGTATTAAGAGAAAATGAATTAAAAATACAGTTAAAGAATAATACCTATGTTAGAAAAAATCATTTAATAATGAAGGACTTAATAGATGAATGGTTGAAGTCAAAGGAAAATGATTTAGGTATAAAAACTTACAAAGAATATGAGAGAATTTGTAAAAATATTAATAAATATATTGGACACATAAAAGTAAAAGATATAAATGTAAAGATACTTGAAGATTTTTATAAAAACCTAAAAACTTCAAAAGGAAAAGGAAAAAATAAAACTGGATATTCTGAAAAAACAATTAAACATCATTATACCTTGGTTTCAGAAATTTTAAATTCCGCAATAAAGTGGGGATATTTATGTAATAATCCAAATAAAAATGTAACACCTATAAAAGTTCACAAAAAGGAAATTCAATGTTATTCACCAAAGGAAGTAAAAAAATTAATAGAAGTATTACAGAATGAACCTATACAATATCAGGCTGTCATAATGTTGGCACTTGATAGTGGCTGCAGAAGAGGTGAATTAACTGGACTAACTTGGGAAGATGTAGACTTTGAAAAATGCACTATTAACATAAATAAATCAACACAATATGTTTCAGGATATGGAACATTTGAAAAGAGTACAAAATCTGATTCAAGTAATAGAATTATCTATATTACACCAACTACGGTTCAAATTCTAAAAAAATATAGAGCTAAACAATATGAACAAAAATTGTTGTTAGGAAGTTCGTGGAAACAATCAAAAAGAGTTTTTACTACAGAATTTGGCGAAGATATGCACCCTAATAGACCATACAAAATTTTAAAGCATATAATCCAAAAATATAATTTAAAAGACATTTCTTTTCATCGGACTTAGACATACTAGTGTTTCTATGCTTATTAGTGGCGGAGTTCAAGCTCAAATAATAAGTAAAAGAGCAGGACATTCAAATGTGTCAATAACTCACAACGTGTATTCTCACTTTTTCGAAAATGAATTTAAAGAAGTTGCCGAAAAAATGGACAATTTTCTACACGTAAAATCAAATAGTTAGAATAAATTTATTATTCATGTCGCTATTAAAAATCATATATTTTTTAGATTCGTCACTTTTTCGTCACTTTCTTCCGATAAAAATAAAAATAGCAATCTACGAAAGACTTGCTATTACAACGTTTTACTTTATAATCATATGGTCGAGGTGACAGGGATCGAACCTGCGACCTCATGGTCCATAAGAGTGTTCTTAAATTCTCTTATTTTATCTTAAAACGTTGGTTTTTGGCGTTTTTTCCATTAACAATTTTCAATGTTTTCTATTTGTTTCCAAACTAATGTGATAAAAATGTGATAATTTTTCCACTTAGCTTTTATTTAGTTAATATATAACATTAGTTTATAAAAAAGTCAATATTTTGATTTATATTATTTGCATATTGTATCATTTTTTCTATTTCTCCTAGATTCCAATAATCATTCTTTTTCTCAATTTTACGTTTAAATTCTTGATATGTTCTCTCATCTATTACAATTATTTTTTCCATTTGTTCTTCTCCTTTTTCTTGGAGAAACGCGTTTCTTTTTTATGATTAAATTATATAACAAAACTCGACAAAGTCAAGAAAAATCGTTCGACAAAAGCGTTCGCTGACAGCGACATATAGCGTTTTTTGCATATTCATTGTACAATTAAGGAATACTATTTTTAGAGGTATTTATGATTGTATTTAGAATTAAGCAAATTAGAGAAAGTAAAAATATAACTGCATATAGATTAGCAAAAGATGTTAAAATTTCTCGTTCTTATTTATCGGAATTAGAAAATAATAAAAAAATGAACGTTTCTTTGGAAGTTTTGGTTAACATTGCAGATTATTTGAATGTTAATGTTAAAGATTTATTTTACACTACTTTTGATATAAATTCTTTAAAACAAAAGATGTATCGTAGAATTGATAAGTACGGAATCAATTCAAAAGAAGCCCTTGAAGTTAGTCAGATAATAGATCTGCTTATTAATATAGATATGAGGAAGCTATAATGCTCCCTCAATTTTCTTTTTTATGTATTTATCTATCTGCATGCTCTGCTCTATTATCTCTTCATATCGGCTATTGTTCTTTATCTTTAGTTCAAGCTTTTTTACTTCTTCCATAAGCTTGTCCTCCTTTTTTCTATAATAACAGTTTTTCCATGCAAAGTCTGTCGAAACTTGTAAATAAATTTATAATTTTTTCAGTTTGTATTGCATAAATCCTTTTTATTTGATATATTATAGAAAATTATCAATCACCTCATACATGTGTGTGTATTAATCAGCGGTTATCTGCTGATTGTAAGGCAGTGGTCTTTCTAACCGCTGATATACTGCACACACATTGGCAGTTAAAAATTTACAAAAACGGAGGTGAAAGAATGGAAACATTGTTAACATTAATAATTTTGGTATTTGCTATATCTTTTTTGGTTGACAAACTAACTGGTTTCTTTGACAAATTTAAATTGCCTGAAAACGGTAATCCATTAAATTCTGGGAAAAAAGTTTGTATTAATTGCACAATTAGTACTGAAAGTTCTGAAGAACAGAAAAGAGAAGTTCGTACCACGCACATTACGAACTCCACTCAACATGATAATTTAGATTAGTATATTTTTAATCGGTAAGGAGCTTATGCTCCTTATTTATTATATATCATTTGTGTATTTTATATACTTAATTTCATAGGTTGTCAATACAGAATGTATATTTTTAATTTACTTTTAAATATTTTGTAATACTTCTGTAATATTATATTACTACAACTTCGTCTTTTTGTCAATCACTCATTTTACATGTTAATACTACATTTTGTATAATTTTATGATTCATTGAAGTAAAAATCAACGTACGAAAATGAGTTTAAAGGCATTTTAATTATTTAAGAATATAGTTTATTGTCTAAGATTTAACGTATTATTTCGCTATTGCGAAAATTTGTATAAAAAAAGAGGTAGGATTGCTCCTACCAAAGTTTATTTGAATAATTTATTAAATGTATTTTTCCCTACTATTCCATCTTGTGATAATCCATTTCTTGATTGAAATTCTTTTACTGCATTTTCTGTTGCAGGTCCAAATATTCCGTCCGCATCTATGTCGAATGAATGACATACTAACATTGCTTGAATTAAATATGTAATATTACCTTCTGCACCTTTTCTAACATTTATACAAGAATTGTAAGTGTTGGTTCCAAATATTCCATCGACAGCTAAACCTCTTCCATATTGTTTGTTTAATTCTGTTTGTAGACCTTTTACTAAGGCTTTCTTTGTTTCATTTCCATAGATGTTGTCTACAGCAATACTTAACCCGTATTTATCATTTAGAATAGCTTGTATTCTTGCCACGTTGCCTTTTGGGACGTTTTCTTGTGGCTGAGGTATAACTTTATTGTTTGTCTCAGAATTTGCAATCTCGCCAAATGGAAATTTATCTCCTGGGCATGAGGTTGCACATACATCTCTATGAGCTTGTACTGTTGTTATATTGTACTTGTTCTTCAAGTATGCAACTAGTTCCTTTCCAGCTTCTTTTTGAGCTTCTGGCATATCTTCTTCCATGAAGTTACCTTCAAAGCATACTCCTAAAGAATTATAATTTGAGCCATATGCATGTGCTCCCACTTTATCCTCTGGGCGAAGTCTATATACTTTACCATCTTTTTTTACTAAAAAGTGATAGCCTGCTCCGCTCCAGCCATTTCCTAAATGCCAGCGATGTATGTCTTCTGCAGAGCAATTCTTAGCATCTGCGTGATGTAGAATTATCCTTTCTGTTGACTTTCTTGTCGGCATATCTTTGAATTGTAAGTTAGTTTCAATTATTTCCATCTATTTATCCTCCTTATTAATTAGATTCTTAAACATTTCGTATAGACCTGTAGAAGCTAGTCCACTAAACATTCCAGTTAGTATTACTTCTGCATTTATACCGTTTAAGTTCATTAATACATTAATTACTAATCCTAAAATTAGCATTATTAGTGGTATGTACTTGTTTGGTATAAAGTCAAGGCTATTTTTTATAACGTAGCCAACACATAAACATATTCCTACAACTACTATACTAAAATATTGTGTTAATACTGATATATCCATAATTTCAATTTTCTCCTATTATTTTATTTAATAATTAAAGCTATAACAGCACCAACAATCGCACCTACAACGGATAAGATTATTTTGTCTCTTATAGCTTTTTTAACTTCTTTATAATCTTTTGCTGGCTCATTTTCAATGTTGCCAACACGTGCATCTAGCTTATTTACATCTTCTCTCATGAGTTTTACTTCTGTTGCAATTTCTTTTATAGAGTATGTAAGTTCGTGAATATCTTCGAGCTTTCCTGACATTTCCTTAAATTTAATGTCATGTTCATCTAATCTTTTTGTATTAGATTTACTTCTGTCTTCTGTTTCTTGAAGTTTCATTATATCTGACTTTTCCATCGTTACCTCCTACGCTGTTCTTTTCCACATATAACATGTTATATATGGTTGTAGTAATGATAATGATGTAGAGCCTGCAGAACTTGTAGTTTGTTGTCCTGATGCAGATATTGTATGAATGTGTCCTTGTCCTCCACCAGTACTTTTAGCAAATTTTTCAACATTTCTTAGAGTTTTATTCCATGCGGTCGCTCCAGACAGAGCATTTGCTTCAGTTGATTGTGCAGAGCCTCCTGAAGTCTGCCAAACATCATGCGTATGAGCGGGTATTTGATTTATTGTTAGTGCTGTACTTCCAGTATTTCCACCGTGATTATGACTTGCTATCGTATGTGTATGTGATATATTTGCTGTTTTTGAGCCTCCAGTTTTTTCAACTGTATTAAAACTACTATCTGATGTATTAACTCCAACAGGTACTCTTCCAGCTCCCCATAATACCCATGTTCCGAATCCTAAATATGTAGCTGGATTTGTGTTTGTTGTTTCCATTCTGATATGTCCAACAGGATTTTCTGCTTTTTTCACTGAAAGAACTGCATCATTTATCATTTTTTGTATATCTCTCAAATTAGGTTGCACTATAATCACCGCCTTACTACAAAATCTAATACATCTCCCGTTTCAAGAGCCCAGTCTGTTGTTGTTTTTATCTTATTAGATATGCTATTTGCTGTTCCAACTTCTCTATAATGTCCATCTGTTCCGCTTGCATCAGAGCTTAACAATAATCGTTCTCCATTCAAGTACACGTCAATCACCGCTTGTCCGACCTTATAGTAGCACGGTATTGTTACTTCTGTTCCCGCCGTAACTGCAGATGTGATTTTTAATTGATATTTATGCGTGACTAAATTCTTTTGCATTTTATTTAAGTTATATGCTGATAAAGGTATCTTGCCCGTGTATTTTGCTGGAGTTACTGTATGATTTACTCCATCGATGGTAACGTAAGCATCTTGCGTTTTTGTACCATCTTCAAAATTAAGTATTTCCATTCTTTTCTCCTTTCTCAAGGTTTTCTATTCTTTGCTTTAGTTCTTCTATTTGCTTTTGTTGTTCTTGTATCGCCTTTGTTGCCGTTGCTAAAATCGGCAATTGATTCATATAATACCTTTCTTCTATTCCCTTTTCTTTATTAGCTTGTTTTTTGACTACAAAGTTTTTATCTATCTGTTCCATCTCTTGTGCAATATACCCTATTTTATAGTGAGTATTATCGTCTTTCTTGTCAAACTCTTTATGATGAATTTTATTAATAATATCTATTGCTGACTCGGAACTATCTTTTATGTTGCTTTTTATTCTTATATCAGAAGAATCTCCAGTCTGATATAAATGTACACAATCAATATTTCCATTATTGTCTAGTATTATTTTTCCACTCGCTAATACAAAGTTTCCGCTACTATCTATCATTATTGGATTGCTATCATCTCCAAAAATTCTAAAGGTTTTTGTTCCATTTGAATTGTTATATACACTGAAAATTTCCTTGTTATCTCTTGTATCTCCATAAAACAAGTCTTCTCCAATCTCAAAACATAAACTATCATTATTATCATAAATCTTTGACTTTTTAAACCTAATCTTATTGAAATTCAAAATAATATCGTTTTCAATATGAAAACCATAATCGTCATCAGAATTTCCACCAAGATATATAACTGGAATATAAGTTGTCTTCCCATTTTCAGCAGTGGTCTTATAGCCCCAAGCCATAAAATTGTTTGTTGATTTTTCATTTAATGCGAACATTAAACTTTTGTATATATTATCGTAAGAAGGAAAATAACAGTCAAAAGCACCAATATCCATAGTTTTGCCATTGTTATAAAAGTGCTGACCAGTTTTGTCCAAAGCCATAAGAATTTTTTTGTTTTGATCTAATATCGCCAAACTTGCATTTCCATTAGCAATCATCATCTGTATATAATCAGATATTTTATTCCATGCTATTTTTATTGCTTCAGAATTAACCTGTAACTCAGTTGAAAGTTCCTCTTTTCCCAACTTTTGTTTTGCAAGTAATTGAATTTGGTATGCTGTCTGATTTATTGCAGTGCTAAGCTCTAATTTAGTAGCATACATATCCGTTAAGTCATTTTTAATGATGTATTCAGCGTAGAACTTGTTGCCTGTCATATCTATTAAATATATGTAATTGTCTCCTTCAAACAACTCTATCTTCGCATCAGCCAAAGTCTGCTTGACTGGATTTTCTAGCTCTTCTAGCACAAGATATTCTGTTAGCTTTAACTTACGCAAAACGTAAGCTTCATCTTTAGTAATAACTATACTGTCACTTATATTTCCGTTTGTTCTTAGTTCTTCTATATTAATAACGTATTCTTTTTTGTCTGCAGAAGGATTCGTTCTGCTTTGCTTGTCTACTATTATTTTGTACTGCACATTACATCACCTCCTGATTTACGTTTAAGTCTGATGATGGATATAAATCCTCATCAGGATATAAGTTGCATTCATACTTCTTGTTTCCCTCAATTATTAAGTTCAAAATGTTAATTTCTTTTGCATTCTCTAAATGTATTTCTGTAATTCCTTCAACATCACGCTTGTAGTCAACTGTATCTGCTACTTTTTGTTTAATTGAATCTACGTCTTGCTCTACTTGAGTTATCTTTTTTTCATGTTCTGTAGTTTCATTGACTAAGTCTTGAATTGAGCCTTCATTTTTCTTTGCTAATCTTTCAACTTTTAAAGTTTTCTTTTCTTCTTTTTGGGTTACCTTATATTCAGTATTTGTCTCGTCTGGTATATCCGCTTCACTATTGCTTGTTATCCCTGTATTAATTGTAATATTAGCCTTTAAATAAAAAGTCTTGTAAAAATTATCGTTTCTATCTCCCAAATCAATACAATCACATGGTTCTAACCACATAACACCTAAGTCAGATGCTTCATAAGAGTAATATTCTAAACCTTTTACTTGCTCAAACATATCTTCTATTACTTTTTCTCTTTGCTCTTGTAAAAATTCATTTTCGTCAAATCTTATTTCACATCTTCCATTTTGAGTGATACTTTCCTCATCTATTGATTCAATATTATCCTCTGTACTTCCTCTTCCTAAAACTAATGCATTTAGTGGTCCAAATTTTTCTTTGACTAATAAATTGGATATATAAGATTTATCTAACTGTTGAACTACGATATTGCTAGGTTTACAAAGATATAACTTATTCTCTTTTATAAAAACTGTTGTCAGTGTTGCTTCAGCAATTTTTTCTAAGACATCTCTATATGTAATCTCTTGATTTGTAAAAAAATCTTCATTTACTGTCAAATTTGAGTTGAAGAAGTTCGTTGAATATAGGCCGACTTTGCAAACTTCACACATCTTCTGTACCAATCTTATTATTGTACAAGGATACGTCAACTGTAATTCTGACTGCTTAAATGTTTTCATAAATCTAATCATTCTGTCATACCCTGTTACCGTTATCTCTTCTTTTTTCTTGTCATCTTCCATATCTTTTATATAAAAATTACCTAAATCTATATACTGAAAAGCATCATTTATATAAAGACCGTATTTAAAATTTATATCTTTATCTTTGAGCTGATTTGCTGTCTTGTCCGTAATCTCAACTTGTTTCATTATTGTCTTAAATAATTTGCCTTCAAATGAATAAATTATTTGTTTAATTTTAAATAGATCATTTCCTGTCGTGATTTTAATGTCTTGTTGTTTTATCTTCTTCGTCCTTAATTTGAAATTATTATTCATTTCTATCATACAAGTTGTGGCCTCCTATCTATGGCCGTCAAAACAACAGAAAATTCGTTCCAGTATCCTCCACAGGCAAGCGGACTTGATTTTATAGCTTGTCCATTATAAAAGTCTTCTGTGAATAAATCTCCTTGCTTATAGTCTCCCATATCTTTTTCTAACGAAAATTGAACATCCTCCAAAAAAGGATGTTCAAGCAATTTTTTTATTAGTTTGTATTCTTCATCAGATACGATTCCGAATTTCACTTCTAAAGTCGTAAAATATCCAATAAAGACTCCGCTATAATGGCCATCTAATGCATTTCTTCCTGTACTATCTCCCCATAACGGTTCGGGGCCAGGAGTTATAGAAATAATTCCTGGCACCTGAGTATTGTTTACTATTAATTTTGGTTCGTACATATTAACCTCCATTTGTTGCGAATCTATTTTTATTCTTTATTTTTTCAAGTCTTTTGTTTAACTCATAACCATCAATATATAAATTAGAGTCAAAGCTTAAATTTGCTAAAATTTGAATTATTCTTTCAAGTAGTGCTATAACTTTTTCATTATTGTCTAATCCCATCTCTTGATTAGCTTTCTTATATAATGCCATTAATTTATCTTCTGGCGCAACAATCTCTCCTTGGTGTCTATTATCTCCTATCATGGCTAATTGAGGCGTGTTAGCTTTTACATATCCTCCTTGTGCCAACCTTGGTAAATTAACTCTTTCTATTTTTCCAACATTTACACCTGGAATCAAGTTTATTATTCCAATAGCACCGTTTATTAAACCTATTGCTCTATTTATAGTTCTCTCAATTAATGAAATAACTCCATTAATTCCTGCCTTTACAGCATTAGAGATGGCATTACCGATGCTTGTTCCCAAATTAGAAAAAGAATCTTTTATTCTTTGCCATATTCCATTAAAGAAATTGCCGATATTACTAAATACTCTTGTAATTCCATTGTATGCTTGTTGAAATATGTTAGAAAACCACTGTCCAACATTCGAAAATGTATTTTTTATTCCATTCCAACAATTTATTGCAGTTTCTTTTACTTTGTCCCAATTTTTAATTAACAATATTATTATAGCTATCAAAGCAGCTATTGCGACCACAACCAGTGTTATTGGTGAGGTCAATACAGCTAATGCTGCGTTAAATAGCCATGTTGCTACTGTAGCAGCTGTAGTTGCTGCTGTACTAGCAATGGTTGCTGCTGTATTTGCAATTTTAGCTCCTGTATTTATAACCCACTGAGCTGCTTGCTTAACTAATGCCGTAGTTCCTGAAGCAATACTTACTACAAAGTCTTTTGCATACATCAATGTCAATGCAATCGTTTCTGTTTTGTCTGCAATCTTTGCAATTACATTTCCAAGAATAGCATTTTTTAATAATCCTAATGCAGCAATTACTCCTCCAGCTTGTTGTATAAAAGACACTAACTCTATAACTTTCCACGCTCCAAAAAAGCCTAATACAGCTTTTTCCATTTCAGTAACTACACTCTGATTTTCACCCATCCAATTTCCAATTCTTGATAAAGTATCTGCTAATAAATTAAGCGTGTTTACTATAGCTCCTCCAGTCCACTCTGCAATAGGCTTTAAAAAACTGTCCCAGAACCATTGAAAAACTGGTTTAAATGCTTCAATTAAAGGATTTAGAACCTTTAAAGCTCCTGCAATTAAATTTAAAAATGCAGGAAGTAAATCTTGTATAGTCCATTGGGCTAATGGAACTAAAACATTATCATATAACCATTTTAAACCATCTTTTATTGTGGTTATCAGTGGTTGTGCTGCTTCTTTTACTTTGTTAAAAGAATTAATAAGCGGTTCAAAATTAATATCGCCAAATATTTTTCCTATATCACTTGCTTGTTTTTTTAGATTATCTGTTAAATTTAGTCCACTTGTATCTATTTTTCCTCCTGCACCACTTCCACTTGAAGAACTATCATCTTTCTTTAATATTTGTGCAGTATCAAATGAAGCCAAACTTTTTAGATCTTTAGCAGATTTTTTGGCACTATCTCCAATTCCACTCACAGCATCACTCGCTTTTGATGCATCTGATGCTAAATTTGAAACAGTACTTGTACTATCATCTCCGCCAGCATTTCCGAATATCATTTCTGTAAATGATTTAAAAGCATTTGCCAACACTTGAAGTTTAGATAGTACCATATTTATTCCTTTTACTATCGGTGTAAATATGTTAATAAATCCTTGTCCTAAAGTTGCCTTTAGTTCATTAAATCTTAAGCCTAATACCCTTGTTTGGTTTGCCCAACTATCACTTGTCCTTACAAAATCTCCATTTGCTATATTTAATTTATCTAATACAAATTTATATCTTAGAGCCACTTTTTCCTGTTCAGACATTTTAGACGTTGTTTTTCCATAACCATTTGCCAATGCATATTGATCTAATGCATTCTGTGTCATTACAACACCTAAATCCTTTAGAGTCTCTGTTTCACCAGTAAATACTGATTTTAATTTTGTATATGCTTCATCACTTGATAAATTATAGAATGAAGCAACATCTCCAGTAAGTCCTGTTAATGTTTCTGACATTGCTAATGCTTCTTTATTCGAAAAATTAAACGCTTTTGCCATCGCACCAAACGTACCAACATATTTCTTTGTTACTGTTTGTCCCAAACCAAATTGAGTAATTGCATTTTCGGCAAACTTATTTACTTCTGTATTTAAACTTCCAAAAGTAACATCAACAACATTTTGTACTTCTGTTAAATCAGAGCCTAAATCAATACATTCTTTACCAAAATTTACTATTGCTTTAACAGAGAATGCTGCTAACGCTAATTTACCAATTTTCTTTAATGAGTTCTCTATTCCTGAACTTTTTATTGTATTTGTTGCATTCTTTAGTCCTTTGTTAAATGGATTTGAATTTAGCAATAATTCAAAGTCAACAGAGCCCACATTCGTGCTCATACCTACTCCTCCCTTCTTTTTTAGGATAAAAGCAGGTATTGGCTAACTACTCACCACTAATGGTTGTGTTGCTCACTCTGTCTTTTTCATCTATATCAATTTTAATTGTTTTCTTACATCTTATACATTTTATTTCACCCTTGCATTTTTCAACCTTTAATAAAAGTTGATTACAATTAGGACATCTTACTTCTGTCATTTGTTATCACCAGCCATTTCTTTAAATGCTTTTTGAAATTCTGTAATAACTTTTTCAAAATCTTCTTTGCTCATTTTCTTTGCTAATTTATTTCTATATTTCCATCTTATATTTTTTTGCTCTTGTGTGAAGTTTTTTAACATTTCTTCATCATCTTCACTGCGAATTTGAACAATGTTTCCGCAGTGGTGTATCTGGCATCAACCCAGATATAAGATTACACAATTCTGCATAACTCATTGTGTCTATTTCTTTTCTTATTCTTATTCCATATTGTTTTGCTAAACTTGCCTCAATCAAAGGCCAGTCTTCTTCCATGTCGTACCATAATTCTGTTTCATTATTTGTTTTGAAATCGTTTTTCCATTTCCTCATAAGTAATTTCATTTACTTGTGCCATTATTGCGATAATAATAACTTTTAAGTCTGCAACTTTTACTTTCATTCCTTTTATTTCTTCTAATGCTTCTTTTCCTAGTAATAATTCTATTGCTTTAAATAATCCATCTAAACTATCGTCTTTTTTAAATAAATCTTGTGCTTTCAACATTGTTTCTGCTCCGCAGTCTACTTCATATGTTTTACCTTCTGCTATTGTTATTGTTTGTGGTTCGTGACTTAATTTTGAACTAATATCTATATTTGCCATTTCAGATTCCTCCTAAATATATTTATAAGAGGCCTTTAAGGACCTCTTACTTTTTAATATCTTATTTTTTTACCGCTTGTGTAGTTTCAACACTTTGTGGTGATGCTTCTGTGTATGTTGGTTTTCCATTTGACATTACATCAAATTCTAGTGGAATAACTTCTGTTGATTTTCCTGCTCCCCAATTTGTTATATTATACACTGCATTTTCAAATACTAATTTTGCTCCATTTGGGAATGTCCATTGTAGACATCCTTCAACGTCTCTTCCGTTTTTTAATGCTAATCCAGCTACATAATCGTTTCCTGTATCTCCGAAATTTCTTTTTCCTGAGATAGAGATAGTAACAGATTTAGAAGTCATTAATCTTCTAACCCATCCTTTTTGGTCTAACGGATTCCACTCTTCTACTCCATTGTCTAATTTCACTGAAAAACTTTCCATATCTGCAATATCAGTTAATGCTTCTTTAGTAGCGCCAACTTGAAATTGGTTTTCATATACTGGATATACTCCTGTTTTAGTTGCCATTATTTTTCACCCTTTCTATATAATAAATTTAATTCTATTGAAAACTTGTAAACATTGTTTTCATCCGCACCCAAGTCAATAGGGCCATTATATAAACACTCAATTGAGCAATTATAATCATAAATAAAAAAAGAACTACAATCTAATAGTTCATAAATTTTATTGGCCATTGTTTCGGCCGTATCATAATTTTTCGTCCATCTTAATAATAGTGTAATTGGTAATATTCTATAACTTTTCAACTTTTTATATTTAGAATTGTCTTCTAATTGCCTACGATTAGCGTATAAAGCAATCGCTTTATCTTGATTTTCATCCATTTGTCCTATTGACCATTTCGTGCACTCTGGTATTATTTTTTTTAGATAATCCCTTATTGAGGACGTATTTATTCTTGTTATCATTGTCCACTTCTCCTTTTTAAGGCTTGTTTAAAATATTTTATAGGTAAACTTTTCTTTTCTCCAGTAATATAATCATCAAAATAATACTGTTTAGCATTAGGATTTTTTCCTTGTTTTATATGTATTTCTGGGTCGAAATAAACCTTTCTCGCATATACTGTATCTACAACTATTCTAGCAACACCTTTTATAACTTTTTTATCATCTACAAAAGTGCTATCATTTTGCATTGTACCAGTATCAAATGGCATTGTTTGACTTTGAATTAAATCTGTTTTTACCGCTTCTGCAGTATCTATCAATGCTAATCTTGCATTTTCTAATAATTCATTTATATTTTTAGTATTATATGTTATTTTCATATTAAACCAACTCCAATGTTGTATGATGAACGGTTCCATCTGGATTTCTTGGTCTACTTGCTTGATAAATTTCATATTGTATGTCATCTATTATTACTTGTCCACCACTTATTTTCCTTATAGTTGGTGCTATATCTCCAAGTAATATTACTTTTCCCACAAGTTGAATCTTTCTTCCATCTGGACTAATTATAACTTTAGTTGTTTCAACAAATCTACATTTTTGATTTTCTAAATTCAAAGAAGTTAAAGGCTCACCATCTTCTGATAAGCCTTCTTGATATATAACTACATCACATTTATTATTTAATAATCTTTCCAAATGTTTTGGATTTAACCTTTTTATCATATAATCCTATTTGTTAATCCTGTTCTTTTTAAATAGAAAAAGGCTAATTTTGATATATTTAGTTTATCTGCCATATCTTGTGATTCCTTTTCATTTACTGTTAAGTCCCCACCTATAGAATAACTAGATATACTGTTATCATCATATAAGCCTTCTTCTTTTATATATTCTGCTTGTAAACAAGTTGCTTTGATTATTAAATCTTTTTGTTGTGTTGTTAAATTATCAAATCCTCTTCTTTCAATTCTTGTTAATGTCGCTCTGTTGACATCTATTGAGGCTAACTCTAAATTTTTTTCTATTTCTTCATCTTCTAATACTTTAGAACCATATTTTGAGTAATCCTCTTTTGTTGCATAAACATTTATCATTTGCAACACCTCTTATTTTTCTTTCTTTTCTAATTCTGCAATTTTGGCTGTTAGTTCCTCATTAACTTTTGCAATTTTCTTTAATTCTTTTTCTAAATCTTTAGAAGCTACTTTTTTAGTAGCTCCTAATTTTGAATATCCTCTAGCTTCATATTGTGCTAATTCTTCTTCTTCAATAAGTAATAGTGCATTACCTTTTTCGACTCTTATTTTAGACATTGTGCCCTCCTATTCTCCAGCATATTCAGTTGTATCAACATCAACATATATACTATCAATTTTATTATCTTTTCCGTTTGGAAAAACAAATGTATCAGATAATGAGTGATCTTGATATAAATATCCATCACCTTCTGTATGTGAACCTGGTGCAAAATAATATATGTTAGATATCTTTGGAACTGTTTTTACAGTTTCAAGAGATGCAATTAAAACATTTATTTTATGAGAACCTGTTACAGCTTCTATTCCTTTACCTGGATCAGCAGTTACTTTTTCAACTGGTTCAAATCCATCTGTAAAATCAAATTTGTCATAAAATCTTTCATCATCTATAACTTCCATAATAGTTACACCATCGATGTCTGTAATTCTAGTTTCTATACCAATTCCACCTTCTGCTATCTGTGTCATTTCTATTTTTCTTGTGAAGTCTGTAGATTGTTCTAATAAATCCATAATAAAACTTCTAACATAACAAATTAATGAACCATTTTTTGCATATCTTCTTAATTTTCCAGCACTAAGCATACCTTTTAATTTTGTAAATACATTTGCTTTTGTCCACTCTGATTCAGCTGTAGAACTATGATACCCTGTTAATTTTTGTGCTTCACTTGCTACTTTTGAAAAGAAATATGCGTCCATCTCTGGAACTTGTTGAGTTTTATGGAATGTTTTAGATATATTTTTTATTGATGCTGTTTGATTTGTTTCATCAACATCTGCTACATCTACTAAAAATTCAATATCTCTATCATGTGTAACTGTATAAGGTACATCATTTTGTTCATAACTACCTTTATTCCATCCACCATTTCTATTATGTGATTTATAACCACTTGTCTTCATTTGTGTAAAATGAAATGTTTTAGCACCTACCCATTTAACGTTTGATGTTATAAATGGTGATGTTAAACTATCTTGCTCCATTATTTCTAATAGGTCTGGAAGCCAAACCTCTGCATAATTCAATGAATTTGCCATAATTAATTACCTCCTAAAATGAATTAAACCTGTTCCATCTTTTTGTAGCTACAGGCTTTTTGTCTTTTTGATTTTCATCAGAGTTACTTTGTGTTGCTCCGAATTTAAATCCTTTTTCTTCTTTTTCTTCTTCCTTTGCTATTTTTAACTCAGGAAATTCAGAAATTACTGCGTTGATTTCATCTTCTAGTTTCTTAGCATCTAATACACCGTTTTCTAGAACTTTTGACATATCAACTAATCTTGCTGCTCTTTCAACTTTTTTGACATCTACACCAGCTTTGGCCATAGCAAGTGCTATTTTGTCAGTATAGTCTGTTTGAACAGTCTCTTTTTGCTCTTCTTGTCCTTTGTCTTCTTGTTTGTTTTGAGTGTCTTGAACTTGTTTAGAAGTTTCACCTTGCTCTGCTTTTTCAGCACCTTTGGCATACATTCTTCTAATAAATCCGTCTAGCTCATCTTGATTTTTGAAAACTATTGAACCATCATCACCTTTTTGTGCTACTTGTTTTTTAGTTTTCTCACCCTCATTTTTGTTTTCAGCTCTTTGCTCTTTTTGAGCATTATCTGTTGTAGTTTGAGTATCTACATTTTCTTTTTTTTCGTCTTCCATATTGGAACCTCCCCCGTTTAAGGTCCGTCGACCATAATTTTTACAATAAAAAAAGAGCCTTTTAAGACTCTAATTCTAAAAATGGCACAAGTTAATGGATTTGAACCACTATCAACAGTTTTGGAGACTGTTGTGCTACCATTGCACTAAACTTGTATATAAAAAAACACCTACATTTCTGTAAGTGTTTATATTTTATTTATCTAAATTATCAATTGCATATTGAGCTTCACTCTTCGTAAATCCTTCTACTGACGATACTAGCTGATTATATATTGCTTTGCTTGACATATTCATGCTTGTTTGATATGTTTTTGCTTTTTCTAAAGCATTTTTATTCCAATCTGCTTCTATATTATCAATTGCATATTGTGCTGCTTCTTTTGTAAAGCCTTCTATTGATGATGTTAGTTGGTTATAAATACCTTGTTTCGACATATGTAAAGAATTAGAATAAGTTTCTGCTTTTTTTAATGCATTCTTTTCCTCTGTAGTAGGTTCTTTTCCCAATGAATATACTATAGTAATTTTGTCCCCTTGATGAGCCACTGTATTCGCTAAAATACTTTGACTTACAAATTTTCCTTTTGTGATATCGTTTGAATACTCTTCGATTATTTTACAATTGATCTTATTTGTATCCATCCATGTTTTGGCTTCTTCTTTTGACATTGTACTAAAATCTACTATTGTAACTTCTACTGAGTTATCTTTCTGATAACTGTTAGTTGAAGTAGTCACGGTTTTACTATTTTGAGTCACACCTATAATTATTCCTAGGCCTACAATAATTATCCAAAACCATCCTCTTTTGTATAATGCTTTTGTGGATTCTTTTTCATATCTTGCCATATTTTTTCCTCCTTTTATTTATATTATAAAAGAAGTATATCACTTTTTCTCGGCATAATTTGTCAAAATTTGTCGAATAATACAAAATTTTATTTTTTGTTAAACCATTTATCAATTTTTCCGTTCTCAACTGCCTTTGAAAACTCTTCTGCCTCTTTTTTCATTTCACCTGTTATTTCAACTTTCTCATTTATTTGAATTGGTTTAGGTATTTCATTTATCCATCTAGGATTTTTCATTAAATTTCCCTCCATAATAAATAATATTTGTCATCTATTTTCTTTACGTTTTCAACAATAAACTTACTATTTCTTGGATATAATATTTCAGCTTCATCTGGATTAAAGTTTCTTAAGTCTTTTGCTTTGCTCGACACAGTATATATTATTACATTAGCATTTTCATTGTAATCAGATTTACTTGAAAATGATAAATATTCATTGAACATTATTGGTTTATTTAATTTATTCATATCTATAAATTCTTTTAATTTTTTACTACTTCTTATGTCTAAGACTCTTACTATTGTTCCATTGTAGTCATTACATTTTTTCAGTGCTTCATCCAAGTGTTTAATTATGTTCTCTTGAGCATTATCAAATTTGAGATTATTCCTTAATATTTCGTTTATCTTATAACTTTCTGAACTAATATATTGATTTATTGCGTATTGTTCGTCGTTTGACAATCCTATTTTACTACTTTCTATTTGGTTTTGCAATTCATTAGCTTTACTTTGGTAATTTAATACATTTTCAGGTAATAAACTTCCTACTGCCAATCTTTCATATTGTTTCTGTCTTTGTTGTAAATATTGAGTATAAGTATCTTCTTTATCATGATTGTGTTTTGCTTTTTTGACTTCTTCTGGCTCATTATTTATGCCCTCATAATATGTGCTGGCACCATGTTGGCACCTAGGATGAAATAACCCTCCTGCTATTGCAGTGCTTAATAACGGATATTCTCCATCATCTTCTTTTCCTCCAGACCATACATCGTCTATATATACTCTTCCTTCCCACGGTGTACATGCGTCACATGCACCACCATGTTTTGATATATATACTAATGGATTGCCTAATTTCTTTCGCATTTCGCCTTCACCCATTAGATTAGCTCTTTTGTTAGCTGTCCTAATAGCCATGTCACAATAATCAGCTATATTATGTCTTGTACCATTTTTGTATTCAATACAATTAAAGCCTCTTGCTAAAAATTCTTTACTTGCCATATCAATAGCTTGTTTTACTGTTTCTGCTCCTGTATTAGCAAATACTTGTGCTTTATATATAATCTGTCTGTACTGATCATCAGCCATTCTCAATGTTGCATATTTAACATCTTTCATATCATATTTAGTACTTTTTATTAGTGCATCTAATTTTCTGTGATTTAATCCAAAAAAAGACCCACCCAATTGTGAATCTTCTTTCTTTATTATTCCTGCTTTTATAGCTTTCTTATTTGTTCTACTAGCACCTTCTCTAAATTGCTTTCTCATTCGAATTTTAGTCCATATGTTTATCTGTTTATTAAATCCTTTGAAAATTTCTTTATTTTGTTTTCTGTACTGCTCTAACTGCTTTAATTTTAATGCTTGCCATTGTGGCCAATCAAATCCTTTTGCTTTTTCGTCTTCTTTATGACTCCATAATGTTCTTCGCATAGACGCAATTAATTGTAACTCTATTTCTTCCATTACTTTTTTTATATCATATTCATTTTGCATTTAATCACCTACTCTAATGGTTCCATTATATTAGGTTCTTCTTTTTTAATTATTCCTGCTTCTTCTTTTAGTCTTTTTACTTCTTCTTCTTTTTCTTCTTTTGTTAAACTATCACCGTACATTGTATCAACTGTTTTTTCAATGCTCATTACATTTTGACCTGGCCTAGCCTTTGATACCGTTTCTACTGTTGCTTCAAAACTTGGATTAGCATATTCTTTGAAATCAACTATGGCTGTATACTCTCCTGCTATTTTTTCTTGTGCTAAATCATATGTTTTTAAACATATTGTAACCAACTTAGGAATAACCTTTTCTAATACGTCAATTACTTTACCTCTTGTATATTGTGTTGCCTTTTCTTTTTCTCTCTGTGCATCTGCATTATCAAGTTTCTTTACGTCTATTCCTAATGTTGATGGGCTTATTAATCCTTGTAAACATAAATCTAATGCAGTTATATATGACTGCAACATACCTTCGTAATCAAAATCTCCTTTTTCTCTTGTTATCTTGCTGCTTTCTGTTTCTGTTGATGAACTGCCTGTTTTTGCATATCTGTTATCAAATGTATTGGGCTTTAATAAATTGCCATTGTCGTCTGTCGGAATTAAATCTTCTGGAATATATGTTATTGTTCTATTATCTCTTAATGCATCTATCCATTTACTCCACACTTCGTCAAAACTATCGAACGCATCCAATTTTTTCTCTAATATACTTTGTCCTCTGCCTTTATATTTCTTTGATTTATTAAACATCATAGGTACAGCCAACATAAAATTTGTGTCTCTTGGTTCTTTTAAATCTGCTGTTTCTGGAATGGCTCTGTAATTATCCATTAATTTGTCATTTTTGTATAGTTCATATTTTATTCCATTTTTTGAGTATTTTTCAAACAAAGTATAGCAAGCATCTTTTTTACTGTATTTATTTTTAAAGTTTATTCCTGTTATCCTTCCTCTTGTATATTCGTAATCAACATCCTGTCCAGAATAAAACTCTATTATTGGATATTTACTTATGTCTGTATCATAACTTATCTTAAATGCACCATCACATTGCACAAATACATCAATTATTGCTTGTTTTAATGTTTCTTTGAAGTCATTTTCTTTTGCTATTTCTTCCCAATTTGTTTGTGCTTCATTGTTTCCTTTAACTTCTATTTTATTAAAACTATCAACTATTATATCAGCTAACATATCAACTATCATAGCAGGTAATCCAGTATGTATTTTTCTGATATTTATACCAGTTGTACTTTGTGCTGCCCAAAACTTAGCATTTCCCATCAAGTCATCTGTTTGTGTATAATATTGATGTAATTCTGAGGCATCTCCTCTATACCACAATAGATTTCTAAAACAATTACCTTCAAATGTATTTGTTTCTTGTATTGTTATTGTGTCTCCTACGCTTGGTTGTATTTCTAACCAATTTCGTATTACATTTTTTATTTTGTCATTGACTGTTCCCATTTTATTCCTCCAAACTTTCAGTTGTTGCAATTTCACTATCTTGACCTTCTATTATTCTAATTACTTCTATTGGTGCTTGTTCTTTATATTGTTTATATTTTAATTCCTCTTGTATTAATTCTTCATATCTACTTTGATCTATCTCAATTGTTGGTGTTTGAAATAATGTGCTTCTTGTACTCATATATTATTCCTCCTCATCTTTTATCAATTTCTTTATTACTTCCCAATTACCAATTTTCTTTTTGTGTGGTAACCAAGCATATTGACAACCATTTATGCTGTGGTCATTTCCGTCTTCTGGTTGATTATCTTCATCAAATGAATATTTGTTACATTCATCTATATAGTCTTTGCAAGTTTCAACAATTAAAAAATCACCAGTATTCAACCAACTTTCTTGTAGTTGAACTCTAGTGATTATCTTTGTCTTTTTCCATGCATTTTCAAAGTTATATACTAATGCATTTTGCCTTTTTGCTTTGTTTGCTTCCATTATTGTTCCTTGGTCTGCATTATCTATAAAACAAGTTCTTGCAAATCCCCATTCATTTTTAAATTCTTCCATGAATTGTATTATCCATTGAACTACATCACTTGGTGCAAATGGTATTGTTCTATCTCTATTATTAAATGTTCTTTCTTTTAATAATACACATTTATTATCTGTTGTTATACCTATACCTTCTAATGTTACCTTGTCGTGGCTTTCTTTTGAGTATGATGTATCACAACCAATAGAAAATAATTTGAATTTCATTTTCTTAGCTTCTTCTACTGTTATTATATTTTTAGGTTGTAAATTAAAGCATAGTCCCGTTGCCTTTCCTCTTAGTCCTTGTATTTTGTTTTTATACATCTTTGTTCCTATTGGTGTTGCATCTATTTTTTCTTGTATATCTTCTTTTGTAAGTGCTGCATTGTCGTAAAAAGTAAAATACCAGTGTACCCAACCTTTTACATGAGGTTCTTTTAATTCTTTTAGTAATTCTGTTGGATAATCTTTTTCATACTTTGGTATTGGTCTACTTTTATTTATAAATTCTTTATATATGTCTAATGATGGATCATCTGGATTTGATGTTGTCATCATGTATTTACATCTATGCGTAACTTCTCTCATAAACTCCATATCTGCCAAGTTTACTTCATCTAGATATACACACCCAACTTGTCCCCCTAAAACTTTTTTCCATCTTTTTTTGTCACCATAACCACATACATATATTATCTTTTCACCTTTATTTGTGTCATATCTTATATGTGGTAGTCTTATTTTATCTTTTCCTTTTGGCCAGTACTCTGCTATATCTTCGAATTGTTCTAGTAAACCATTTTCGGAGTTTATTACATTCTTTTCTACCGTTCCTACATCATCACCTGCAATAATATGATACTTCTTATCAGAATCAGCAACCATGCACATAAACTTGAATATTCCTACTGTTGTTTTTCCTGCTGCAGTTGTTCCTTCTAAAAACTCTCTTTTACATTTTGTTTGTAAGAACTCTTTATATTTTTGACTTAACTTTAACATTACACATCATCTGCACTTTGCATTTGATTTAATATATCTGATATAGCATTTTTCTTTTCTTCTTTTTCTTGAACATTTACATCCATTTTGTCATTAAATATTCCTAAATGTCTTCCTAACAATTCAAGAGCTTTAACTTTATCACATGAATCTACTTGTATTCCAAATTTGCCTTCTTTTATTCCAGACAATGCTTTTTTCTGTTCTTCTGTTAATTCATCTGTAGGAGTAAACTCTATTCCAGTATATTCTTCTTCCTTATAATCAACTATATCTTCTCCATCGAATATTGGTACATTTCTTTTCATCTTCTTTAATTTTGCATAATCACTTGCTTTTGAAAAGGCTATTGCTGCCAACTCTTTTATTACCATGTCTTGTGTTATTTCTGTTCTTTTTTCTCGTTTTTTCATTCTTTCTGATATGTATTCTTGAACCTTAGTATTTCTTAGCAATTTACTACCATTTACATTAGCGGTTTCGTCTTTTTTACATCTTGAATAAGCAACCTTATATGCTCTTGTTGCATTAAGGTCGATTAAATACTCATCACAAAATCTTTTTTGTGCATCTGTCATATAAGATTTCCTCTCTTTCCTTATTTGTTTTTAAATTGTTTTATCAATGTGTCTAATATTGTAGCCAAAATAAAAAGAGTAGTCGCCACAGCAACCGCTCCTACACAAATTAATATTACAGCTAAAAATATATTCCACATAGTCTTATACCTCTTTTCCTGTCACTTTGTCTACTATCTTTACTATAACATCAGCTTCCCATACATAGTAGCTTCCTATTTTTGATACTTTCTCGTTTTGATTTTCTAATATTACTTTTTTCTGTTCTAAATTTAATTTTCTATTTACTTTTATTTGACTTATTTGTGAATTATCACATTCATATCCTTTTTTATTTAGTATAGTTACGACCAAGTTGTTTTTCGCTTTTGATATTTTTATACTAAGATTTTTTAACTTCTTTGATTTTACCTTTAAATACATCTTTGTTCTCCTTTATTTCTTTATGTTTAAAGCAATAATTATAGTGCCTGCATCTCTCACATTTATATTTCATACAATTTTCGTAATTAATCTTCTTTTTCATAGTACGCACACTTTGTTATGACTACGTCATTTAAGGCGGATATTCTTATCTCGCATAGATCCTTATCTTTATTTTTACAGTTCTTACAATTTTCTTTTACATATTTCTCATATCTTTCTTGATTAGTCATAACAACACCTCTTTCGTTATTTTATAAAATACTAGAAAATGATGTAACTGCACATCACTTTATACTATTTTACGGCACTAGGGGCTCCTATACTAGAACGGAGCAATTACCTATAACCTAGATTTATAATTTTCGCGTTTCGGATAAATTACTAACACCGCCATTTTTTCTCGTATAATAGTAAACCGCTCTTTGTAATTACATCTAGCATCGCCAAAAGAGTAAAAGCTTTGGTTTTGGAATCTAGATTCGAACTAAAAACTAGAGGTTCAAAGCCTCTTGTGATACCTTTTCACCATTCCAAAATATCTAAGGCTTAACTAGAATTGCCTTGTATATACGAATCTTATGAAAGGAGTGTGCCTAGTAGCAACATATATATCAACTTATCTAGTATCAGTTAATAGCATAAATAATAGAGCCTATCGTTTGATAAGCTCTTCGTTTAGGATATTTTTCCTATAGTTCTAAAACCAAGATTAATATTTTCTGTTTTTAAATTTTTTAATCTAAAAACCTTAGAATCAATCTCTGGAATATCTAAACTTTCATTTGTTTTGTTTGCAATATCTTTAATTTTATACCTTTCTAAAATATATAATGCCGATAATGCATTTAAAACATTTTTTAGATTTCCTTTTTTATATTTTGCCACTCTTTCATGTTTAACGTCATTATAACTTTTCCACCATTGAGGCGAATTTTCTTCATCCCATTGATTAAATGGCTTTATATTAATCTTTTTGTAGATGTATATAGTTTCTTCATCCATTATATTTTTAAAAAATGGGTCCTTCATAATCTTCTCATAATACATCGAGATTTTCTTAAAATCTTCTTGATTAAAACCGCATATTTCTTTTATTATTGTATCTATTTCTGCACATATACTTTGTAATAATCCTATATATTCTATAGAAAAAGTTTGATAATTATTTTCATCGACCTCAACATACTGCGTGGTATTTATAAACCTATTTTCTAAATTAAGATAATAATTCCAAAATAAATTTATAAATTCTTTTCTTTCCATATAACTTCCTCCTTTCTATGAGGAAAGTATATCACAAAATAATTGCAAATGCTGTCGAAATACGTCGAAAGAGCCAACTTTTTGTTAGCCCTTTTCTTTATATTTTTGCAATTATAATTATAGCACCTTAGAAACGAAATTAAAAGGAAATTTTTGCGAAGTTTTGGCGAAGTTTTTACCCCTCTCCAGTATTTATTATATCAAGCATGCTATCTAATGCCTTGTCTCTATATGCTTGTAACTGTTTTATTGATTTATGAGTTTCAAAATTATCAAAATATGCTTTTTCTACATAGTTCCATTTTGATTTCTTCATATAATACTTTCTTACAACAAATTCTTCATCTTCTGATAATTGCTTTAACATATTCTCAACACGGACTATTTTCTTATTTAGATCACTTCTTATCTTTTCAAATTCATCTATTTTCAATTTCAAAAACGCTCTATCTTCTTTGTTTATATGATATTCCTCTTTGTGGTAATTCATAGCTGTATTTGCTGTTTTATCAGATATTTTATTAGTATTACTATGTAATTCATCATAGCTATTGCTAGATAATTGCATATTCTCAATTACTTCCTCTGCAGTATCTTGATAAACAGTTCCTGCATAATCTAGTCTTGTATTATAATCATCTAATTTCAAATCTATTTCTGTTAATTTAGCCTCATTTTTTGGATGTTCTATTAACATACTTTCAAGCTCTTCTTTTATGTATGGCATTCTTTTGTACCTCCTACAATTTAAGTTTCTCAATTTCATCTTTTAACTTATCTATTGTTTGATTTAACATTACTCTGTCTTCATAAACTAGCAAACAACACATTGTGTTATATGTATTTGTTACATTTTGTATTTGTTCATTTCTACTCATTTGTATCCCTCCTATATTTTAACATTCTCTGGATGCACTGTTAGTTTTGGTGGTTCAATCTGCTGTTTTAATACTCCTAATTGATACAGACTAAACGTTTCCTTGTATCCGTACTTTTTATTTTGATATAAAAACGTTGTTGCATTGTTTCTTTTTACAAATTCATACTTTTGACCATTCTTAATTATCATTTTTGGTATCTTCATATGTTTTCCTCTTTCTTTTTCAAATTCAATACATTTTGTACTTGTTTTTGAGAACTTTACTCAATTTTTTATATAAACTTTACTGTTTTTGTTTGTTTTGTAATTTATAATAATTCTTGTAATGTTTTTATTCTTTCGTCAGTTCTAATTTCTAAACACCATAACACAGTTTTTTCTTCTTTAGTTTTTGATTTTTCTCTTCGTTTAGATATATCTTTTAATTTACCTTTCAATTCTTCTATTGTATCTTCTATTTTTTTCTTTGAAATATAATTCTTATCTACATAGTCTAAATCTAATTGTCTTGAGTATTCTTCATTTTCTTTTTGTAGTTTTTCTACCTCAAACTCTAATTCGCAGTTTTTATTGTTTTTTTCTATTTGTTCTTCTTCTAATTCTTCAGAATATGATTTCCAACTTTCATTCTCTTTTTGTAGTTTTTCTATTAGATTTAATATAATATCGTCATAAACTAATTCATTTTCTCTTTTAGCATATTTTTTTAATTCTTTTGTTCTCTTTTTTACAAATTCAACAGCTTTCTTTTCTTCCTCGTTCATAACTCACTCCTCACAGTAATGTAAAATATCATTTTCCATTTTATATGTTTTTTTAGTATGTATATCTACATAGTATATTATCTCATTTTTGTAATCATCTTTAACAGGTTCTATTGTGATTGTCCCACTTGTAGTTATATTCAACGCAATACTTATTATTGCAATGAGTGTTCCTGCAAAAAATCCCAAAATAAATCCTCCCAATCCATCCATAATTTATTCCTCACTTTCCAATAGTTTTTGCAGAACTCTCTTTTGCTTGCCTAACTGTATTATTACTGCATCATTGTGTTCATAAGCTATCATTTTGTTTATTTCTTCTATCTTGTCTTTTACTTTTTGAAGTGAAATTGAATTTGAATATCTTTGTACTAATAATTCATTTATTTTCCTTGCTGTTGCTTCTTGATTTTTTAATCCTTCGTTTTCTTTTTGTAACGCATATAATTTTATCGCTATTACACCGTCTTTCATTTCTGCTTTTAATTCTTCATTCTCTTTTAATACTCTTTTATAATCTGATAAAATATGTTCTATTGTTTTAATTTCATTCCCTGAATCGTATTCAAAATCTATTGTCAACCAATTTATAAAATTTTCAATTATTTTTATATCTTCTTCTATACTATTTTCCATATTAACACCACCTAACTTTATTATCTTTTATAAAATATTGTATTTGTCTTCTAACTTTTTTTCATATCCTAACTCTTCAAAAAGTTCGTCAGCTGTTTTCACTATGTATCACTCCTCTCTTAATTTTTTACCTTCTTTTAATTTATACATCTTTCTCCTCTTTTCTTGACTGTCTATTACATATATGTTATTATATTTTTGGAGATGTGATGAAATTGGTAGACATACCAGCTTACCAAGTTGGCGGATATTATCCATGCGGGTTCGAATCCCGTCATCTCCACTGAGCACCTACTTTGTAGGTGTTCTGTTTTATTGTTTTGAAATAACTATTTTTCTCCTAATAACTCTGGATTATCGTATATATTGCCAATTACTTCTAAATTCATAAATTTATCTATTCTATAACTACATAATATTTCATCATACTCAATTCTTATTATTTGATATTTATATACTTCATTTCCTTGCTTATCTGTGTCAACAAAAAAACTTTTAACTATATCTCCCTCATATATTTCTTTTTCATTTTTATCGTGTAGTCCTGTGTATTGTCCTATTGTATCTGGATTTACTTCTCCTTGTACCATTTTATATGGCATATTCCAGTCTGGCATATATCTTGGGTCTGGAAACTGTATATAGTATTTATCTGTTTCACCTTTTCCAAAACATACAGGTGGAGCTGGTATTCTTAATATTGTTCCAAAAATCCATTCATTTTCTGGTATCATTTTTCCTCTAAACTTTATTTCTCTATTCATCTTCTCCTCCTTAAAATTGTGATTGATATGTTCCTACTTTATCAATAGAGACTATTTTACTTTTGTTATTTCCATAAAATACTTTTGCTACTTGTATAGGTTCCTTTAATTCTGTATGTATAAACTGTTCTCCACTTATATCATTAACACAATCTACATATTCTCTTCTTGTATTTTTAGTAAATATTCCAACGCAAATTCCTTCAAATTCTTTTTCTACAAATTCATAAATTTCTTGTTCACAACTACCACCTTGATTTAATGTTATTGAAACATCATCTTCTATGTATTCATCATCTATTGTAGAATTATATACATATTTTGTTTCTTTTCTCTTTAAATATCCTTTGCATATAACATTTTTAAATAGTAAATTATCCATATTATCCTCCCCTATTGCTGTAGAGCATCTATAAGCTCTATCTGTTGTTCTACTTTATTTTGTAATTCGTTTATTTCTACTTGTTTTTTATCTAACTTATATCCTTTAATTTCAGCTAATATTACTAAATTAATAAGTATTAGTAAGATAACTACTGTATCTATAAAATCCTTCTTACTCATCACTAAATTTTCCTTTCTCTTTATCTAAATATGTAACTGCTACTGCATATGCACTCCATATGTCTGCTTTAAATCCATAAAACCAACCTGGATTCTTCTTTGTTCCTACTACACCAAATCTATCTATTAGTGCTTGCCTTATATTACAATCTTTGGCTTTCATTGAATTACATAAATCCATCTTTTCTTCTTTGCGGTATATATAATCATATACTGCTCCTAGTTCATCTGCTTCTTGTATAAATCTACCTATCCAAATGCAAGTATCAAAAACTTCTTTTCCAACTGGCATACCATAGCATGCTACCATTTCTATGACCACTTTTTCATATTCTCCATATCTCATGTGAAGAAGTAGCTCTTCGTTTTGAATTTTCTCTTTTTTTACTATCTTGTATGTTTCACTGTCTACAACACAATATGCACTCTCTATATTTCCGTGGATCTATTGCTAATATTTTCATCTTTTATCTCCAATTCTTCAGTTAAATACTGATATGTATATTTAGGATTATTTTTCCTTTGTTCTAATTCTTTTAAATTTTTCAACGCTTGTATTAAATCTTTTTCTATAAACTTGTTTTTATATTTATCAATAAAAGTATTTTTCAATGACACTACTACATCTATTTCATCTTTTACTTTTCTTCTTTCTCCCCTTACATATTTCAATTGTTTTACTATTTTACATGATCTAACTGCATCTATATTGTGATTTTCTATATAATGCAGTAGCTCATCTTGTTTAATATCCCAAATACTTTGTTGATTTCTTAACTCTGATAGTCTTTTATCTATATCTTGAAAGAGTGTTAATGTGTATTTTAAAATATCTTCTATTTCCATATTCTCTCCTGTTTATCTAACTCTAATTTAATTTGTTCCCCTTCGGTACCTGTAACATACTTGCACTGTTTAACTCCTCTAAAATAAATGTTTTCTAATTGCTGACATCCGTCTACATAGTCCATATTTCAGTGCTTTTGCACAGATACCGTTCTAATTGTGGATAACTCATATCATTCTCCTAATAAATTCGTATAGTATGGTTCATATTCAAAGCTTCAAAACCCTTTAATGTTCTTTCGTAAACTGCTACCGTTTTACCTGTATACTCACATTTCTTTTTATCTATCGCTTTAACCATTCCCATGTCTGCTAATTCTTCTAAAGTGTATTTCCTGTTTGGCTCCATCCCCTTATACATAGAATTTTCTTTAAAACAAGGAAGATATGCATCATCACCATTTTTTAGGCATATTTTTATATAACATAGACTACCATATTCACTTCTTTTCATAATACCCTTAATTTTATGTCTAAAAGGTTTAATCACTCTTGTTAAATATCTCTTTTCTATCTCATCTAGTATTTCTTCTTCTCTTTCAAATACTATCTCGTATTTTACTGGTCTTTCTACCTTAATTATGTCTAAACTTTCTCCTATTACTGTATCTTTTAATTCATTTGTATATTGATTTAATTTTTTTGATATGTATCCATTACTATTTATCAAATTTCCAGCAACTACTGTTCTTTTATCTCCATTTCTGTATGTAACTATATCTCCATCCTTTAAATCTGATTTTATAAATTTTACTTTTGTAAATTCATCTTCTCCCATCCACCATAATTCGTTTTCTTTAAGTGAACTACATTTATAGTCTCTATCACTAATTTCCTCTATTTTTACAATTTCTCCAATATTAAACCCATGTCCATATCTTTTGGCTATTACTCTTACTTTATCTCCAACCTTAAATTTCATTTTATTTTTCCTCCTCTTCTAATCTTTTAATCTCCTATCTGTTTTATAAAGTTACTTTGCAATTTTAATAATTGCTCTTTCATATTTTCTGGCAATAATCTTTGTTCTCTTTGTCTTTCCGTTATTATCTCGTATTGCTTTAAGAATTGCCCTTTTGTCACAGTATTTACTGTTGCTATATCCGTTCTAGCTAATTCTTTTACTTGTCTTACATTTCCAAAGAACTTCTTTACTTCTGGACTTGCTTTATCAAACTCTTCTTCTGTCATATATCCACCACTACAAATCATTGAATATGCTTCATTCCAAGCTTCTATTGCAGTATTTTGACTGCTTGGGTTTATCATCTCTATTGCATTTTTTCTTATGTCGTGTATCGTTGGAGGATATGGACTTTCTATTATTGTTTTCTTTACTGCTTGCAAAACTAACTTATAATCTAAATCCCCTAGACATTCATACCAAGTATTTAACATTAGCTCTTTTTGTTTTTGTGATTTGTTTGATATAGCTTCATAGTTACCAGCTAAAAGAGTTATTATTTGCACCATTTCTGTCCTGCTCATCTTTTTCTTTTGCCTCCTTCCATAAATCCACAAAACCGTCTATTTTGTCTCTTTTTTTGTTATTATATTTTCCCTCTAGTATGGAAACTGCCTTATCTGGTCTTATAATAAAGTCAAAGTCTGCTTTCCAGTTTCTATCGTTGTCTCCTATAAGAAAATCACTAGTATTTGCTATTATGCAAACATCTATAAATTGCTTTTCTGTTAATTCTTTTAAAAGCTTATTTATGGCTGTTTTTCGTTTTGAAGTGAGCTTTTGAACTCGCGGAAGGTTTGGACAATAGGAATTGTAAATTCCTATAATATTATTATATTTATCTTTTACTTCTACTTTTTCATCTTCATTTACATCTACTTTAACATCATCATCTACATCTTCATTTACATTATCAGTTATTTTTGTTATGCCGTGTTATATCATTTATAACATTGTTATTTTTGTTATCTTCTGTTATAACATTGCTACTTTTGCTATCTTCTACTATAACTTCGTTATTTTTGTTATTCCATCTATTTGCCATTCCCTTCTTGCCTGCTTCACTTCTTTTATTCTTTGTGCCTTCCCATTTATCTCTATCTCTGTCTAGTTGTGCTTTTATAAACGAGAAAGCCATCTTCAATGTACCTTCTAGTTTAGGTTCTTGTTTTGTTTTCTCGTATTGCATTATTGCTCTTATAAGTTGCCCTAATTCTTCATCTGTTAATAAATTAAATTGTTCTTCATAGTCTAAATACATTAGAAAACTAACTTTCTCCATATGTTTTCTCCTTTCGTTAATATGAAAGGACATAGAAATCTTATAAGAATTTTATAAGTATGTATTTCTATGCCCTCCTTTCTATAAATAATTTCGACCTATTAGTCTTATAAATTCTTCTCTTGTATGATTTTCTTCAAATTTCTTTTGTGCCTCTTTTTTTAATTTTTCATCTAATGTTTTACCGTATTTTCCATGAACTCCGTATGTACCTCTATGCTCTTCTGATGTTAGCCATACTTTAAGTCCATATTTTTCACTTATCTTTCTATTAGCAGTTCCAAAGAATATGTGATGTTCTTCTAGGTTATATGTTGCTCCTGTTAAGTAGCTTTCCTTTTTATCTTGTAATATTGATTTAGCCATTTTTTGCTTGTCCCCATTCTCTTGAATATTGGTTCTCTAGAACTCTTATTCTTATCTTATAGACATTTATTGCTTCTTGAGAGCTATCATATAAACCTTTTGCTATATCTCTATCTAATCTTAGTTTGGCTATTGCTGTTTCTCCTCTTGCTATATCTGCTAAATGTGTTACTGCTTGTCCTTCTGCTCTTAATTCTGTAAGTCTCTTACTTAAAGCCATTCTGTATAGATACTCTTTTTGTGCTAAATCTTTACTTCTCTTTTTCATTTCGGTTACTGCTGTTTCTAATAAGTTACTATATTTCTCAATTTCTTCCCACATATTTACCTCCTAAAAAGGAAGATCATCTTCTGCTGTTGTTTCATAATTTGTTGGGCTAAAATAATCATCTTGTTTTTGAATTAGCTTATCTTCTGGTATTTCTACACCATTCTTTATTGCTTCTATAGTTCTTAATTGCATACATTTTGTTGCAAATTTTAATTTCCCATCTTGAGCCTCATATTGTTCTCTTCCAAATACTCCACCAATCAATTTACCGATAAGTGTTTTTTCATCAAAACCCGTACTAGCAAAGTTGTATCCTTGATTTGATTTTTCTATGTTCTCAATCATTCCTTTAAAATATGGTGTACTGTTACCTTGTGTAAATTGTCTATATGTGCATTTCCATTTTGCTTGTGCATCTCTCTTTTTAGCCTCATCAAATTGTCTTTGATAATATCCTGCTTGTTCTCCTTCTGCTATATCAAGTGCTAATATTAATACTTCTGCATTTGTTGTTGGAGTATATTCAATTTTTACTCCTATTATTTTACAAATGTGTCCTCCTAATTTTAATTGTTCAAAATCCCCTGTATAAGCTTGTGCCTCATCATATCCTTGTGGTTTATTCATTCTCTTTTCCTCCTTCAATTTTATTTAATTCATAATAATTTCTTATAGTTGTATCAACCATTTTCAAGTCGTTATCTATCTTTACATCAAACATTTCCATTGGGCTTTTACAAGTTGTAAATCCATCACTTTGTGTTTCAAAATAATGTTCTTTCCCATCTGTCTTACAGAGCAATACGATTGAAAATAAGCCCTCTAATGTAATTTGGTTATCTAACATCTTACCCGATGTTTTTGCTTTTATTTTGCCTGTATCTGTTGTTTCTGTGTGGTGTAAAAAATATACTATATAGTCCTTAGGTGTATTTCTCATTATATAATCTATTAGGTTTCTAAAATTTAAAGCTATATCTGTAAATTTGTTGTAGCCCATTTCTTTAGCTCTATCAAACATTTCAAAAGCCATTAAATATTGACTATCATCTATAACATAAGTCTTTACTTTTCCTAACTTTAAACCTTTGATTATATCTGCATAGTGTGCATTTTCTACCGCTGGTAAGTGTTTTCTAAATGGCAGTGGTTTTCCAGCTATATTGAATATTCCAACTTCATTCTCGTTAAAATTTCTTAAAGAACAACTCTTTCCACTTCCACTTTCTCCTAATATTAAAACTGGTATTCCCATTACTTTATACTCAACCTTTCTCCTCTTGGCTCCAAATGAGCAAAAGGTAATTTCTTTCCTTTTTCTAATGCTTGTCTTATTTTGTCTGTATCATTTTCAATTACTGTTTTTGTGTATTCAGCAGGCACTTCACTATCTATTGTTAATGCTTGCTTTCCGCCATTTCTTGCTATACTAAAACTAAATAAATTAGTTGCAAATTTTGTTTTTCCAGTTTCTTTCATTGCATTAAATAAATTGCTTTTTAATGCTTTTACTCTATTTTCAAATACCTTAGCACTCTCAGATAATCTTTGAGCTTCTTCTTTTCTAGCTTTTGCCTTTGTTTCTAACTCTTTCATAATCTTTGCATAATTGTCTGCTTTATCTTCTATATCCCCTTCTATGCTCTCTAATGTATCTAATACCATTTGCTCGTCTACATCGTCTTGATATAGCATATTTAATACTTCATCGTAATTCCTTGTTAATTCATATATGTTACTCATTACATACCCTCCATTTCATCAAAAACTCTATCTTCGTAATCTCTGTCTGCTTCTTCAAGCTCATGTTCGTATCTTGCTTGTCTTTCTTCTGAATCCGTCGTTTCTATAATATAGC